TCCGAATTGTAAAGCTTGGCCATGCCGTGCTCATTGTAGAATGCCTCTGCGTCAAATGCACCTACATCGCAGTATTTCTGCTGGTGCGCTTCGTCCAGATACAGCTCTACATCACACTCCGCACGCTGTGCTTCTGTAATACCAATGGTCGGCGCAAAACTTCCGTCAGCAAACCGCAGCAGGTTGTTGCGCATCAGCTTGCCGACAGGCTTCGTGGTCTGACGGGTATTGTCGGTGGTGTCAAGCAGATAGAAGTCGTACTTCATCAGAATGTCTTTGATACCGCAAAAGAACGACACGCTTTCGGGCGCCAGCTCGTCGGGATCCCAGCCGGCGACGGAATAAGGGGACTGGGACAGCTTCAACTGCTCGACATCTACGGATAGTTCTTCAAGGCTCTGCTTCGTTGCATAGATCCCAGCCGCATCGGTCTTGGTGAGCAGGTCTTGGGTTGCCTGTGTGATTGCTAGGGATAGTTCTTCTTGGGTCGCAAGGTGGGTGATGTCGGGTAGGTCATCCTTCTTGGCGAACTTATCCGATTTGACCTTCTTGTTGTTTCCTGTGCTATCCACGACCGGGATATATTCGTTGCCGGTGACTTCATTCAGTTCAGCCATCTGGCTGATTTTCGTTCCTGTAATTGCCATAATGTCATGTTTTAAAATTTCCAATAACTCCTGTTAATTCCTTGCGGCTGCTCTTCTTCAAGCTGGAAATATGTACCATCTTCCATAAGGAAGGGTGTTCCGTCCTCCATAAGAAGTGCATCCGTTATATTCTCTTCCGGTGGTGCCGGAGATCTGTTACTCTTTATGTCACCAATGACATTCGTATTGATAACAGATCCTATAATGTTTGTTTTCATGTTGTCGTGTATTCTGCTGATGTTACTTTGGAATAACTGATAACCTTGATCTTTTTCGGGATAAGAACCTGTATATCCACATCAATCACGGTTTTGTTGGCATATCGTTCTGCTTCAATAACATCAGCCCATTTCTCACCGCTGGTTTTCTGCATGATATTAAGCTGTGCCGCTTTTTCCCTTTCTATGTGAAGGTTGAAGTCTGATGATACGGATATCTCATCGGATATCCATGCAAGTCCGTTCTGTGTAAAATTGAGTTGTGCCATAATCGTTTTATTTTGTTTTCACAAATATAGTAAAAAAGCCTGCCGATTAATATAGCAGGCTTTGTTTTAGGAAATAAATACCATTTATCGCAAGCATCTGTTAAGAATTAAGCGGGAATTCCCGCTTAATTCTTAAAGACATTTCTTCCATTTTACAGTGCAACATAGCAATTGCATTCCATACTATCTGTGCCGCGTGCAAGCATCCTGTTTCCGGATCAATATCATTACCCTTTTCCAGTTCGGTAAGGTGCCGGAGCATGGCACCTTTATATCTCTGATATCCGTCTGGAAGGTTTTGCCATTTGTTGGGGCCATATTTTTTTGCTCCTGCAGTGTATACTTTCCCGACTTCTTCCAGTTCCGGCCAAGGCAGAAGCTCCATCATAACCTTGTCGTCTTTCCGGTCGTTCTTCACGCTTTCGTTTTCGATATCCTCGCATTTCTCGATTTCATTGTCACAACCATCCGCACTGATCAATATATCCCTATCCTTGTATGTCATGTATTCGGGTATTTCAAGCATAAGATCAAATCTATCTTCTTTTTCAGGTTTCAACCTTCCATCTAACAGATATGGAGTAAATCCTTCTTCTTTTCCATCTACTAACACAAGTGTTATAATAGGTGATTTCCCTTTTCTATCAAAACAAAGAATCCTCACGCTACGTCCGTCACGAGTAACAACTCTTCCTTCTACTTCGCCATTTGTTATTTTCTTTGCCATCTCAACATCAAATGGCACTCTTACATATTTTGTTTCCATATTACTTATTTTTCTAATTGATTAATATTCTCGCAAAGCTGATTAATAGCAAAATTAAGTCCTGCAGTAACTCCATTAGTTTAGCGGTAGTTCACCTGAGCCTGTTAGTAAAGCTTTCGTCTACCATCATTTCAATGTAGTTCACTGAAACGTCAGTTCGTACACCACCGACAAGGCATATCATAAAATACTTGTATGGTTTGCTCTTGTTCATCTTAGTGACAAGATCCCGGATATCAATCATTTTTTCTTTCTTTGCAACAAGTTCAAAATGTTCCGCATCATTGGAAGCCAGAATGTACATTCCGACATCAGAGAAGATATCTACTCCTTCACCTCTGAACATTACCGGTTCTCCCTTTATGTAAAGATCCGACAGGCTTCTCTTGACTATTCCTCTCAAGGCGGTCTGGAGTATTCTTTTATGCGTAAGTGTCCCCATCTTAATAGGTCTGGTAACAAGGGCTATCTTTGAAACACTCCGGTGCATGTTATTCAGATCAAGTATTTGCGTTCCGATCATTGCCCAGGTATACGGATAGGAATTCACAAAAGAATCTATCTGTTGTGAGATCTTATGCCATTCTCTGGTTTTAACGGAATATACATAGGAGTAGGGGAAATCCCCATTTGCTACCACGACTTCCTTTGTTTCGTAGTTATATCCCACTTTTGCCGTTTCCAGATAGTCCGGGAACACAACGCTTGACAGGCATGAATCCAGACCGGCAACAGCGAGTATACGGGTAATGATCGGTGAAGATATGGAACATGAAGGCAGAAATCCGTATATCTTTTCCGATATCAGCTGGGTAGTAGCACCATCTATTACCATAAGGCCCCTTTCGGTAGAAAAGGCTACCATTGTATCAAGCCCACATATAGAATCCGGATTGTTACATACGTCCCTTGTTACCGGTGTCTGGGTAGAGTAGGCCAGTGTTCCGGATCCGACAGACATTGCATATATTCCGTCTTTTGTAAACACATACAAAGGGAACTGGCCGAACTGGCCCTGAGACATTGCTATCACATTTGACTGCACCCCGACAATAGGTGTCTGAAACTGGTAGGTCTGATCGGAAGGGAAGTAGAACGGATTGTTTACATTGGAAGCCAATAATATATTATCTTTGGAATAATCAATATTATCTGTTGGCCGTACCAAGTATTGCATATCTACAAAATCATCAGTAGTGGTGTCGGTGAAATAACTTGTCCTGCACCGGTATTTGGTTGATATCAATACGTCCTGAAATGACCTGCAATAATAAGAGAAATTGAAATAATTGCTGCTGTTTAAAAGGAAAGTTTTTCCTTTATTGATCGAAGCACAGTTTACAACAATTTTGTATGCCCGGCTATCAGGATAAATTATGAATGACGGAATGTAAGATCCCCTTTGTGATGAATGAACAATTTTATCACCATTAGAGGTGTGGATATAGGTATATACATCAAAAGTATAATTTTCTGCCCCTGCTACTATTTTATAGCCATCAAATAAAGTCTTTGTTATTCCGAAAAGATGAAGCCTGTTATTGTAAGAATAAGACTTTGAAGCATTAACCTTGTGATTATACCCAAATCCGTCAACCATGCTTTTCTGTACGGCCATGTTGTCGGATGATACATCTAGGTCGGGTACAATGGTAGTTTCTCCGATCTTCAATTCCGCAATATTATACATCAGGCTTATATTAGACGCTCTGGTAGTAGCGGATTCTATATTGTCGTACAGATCACTGACTTTAAATCTCAGGCTGTCAGTAGAGAAAATATCAATGCTCAAAATGATATCTGCCCATGCCGACAGATCATAGTCGTCAAAAACAAATTCCGGCTTAAAACACAACAATGCAGCTTTGGCACCATTAGACGTATTTACCTGAATGAACTGGGTATCACTCAACCCACCTTTCATTTCTACACTGACGCTTCCGCTATCAGATGAATTATAATTATATGACATTATATCATCGTAGCCGAGGAAAGGTATTTGAATTTCTGCTGTCTTTACAATACTTCCATCGAACAGACGAAACGCGGCACAAAAGGCGGCAGCATAGCAATAATATCCTTTTTTGTTTGCATTATTCAGTACCTTCACAAAGTTGCCATATCTTACTTCTGTGTCGCTTAATTCTGATACTTCTGTTATATCCGCATCTACCACGGCAAGTTTTTTCCTGATAGTCATGCCGGGCATATCAGGAAGTTCACCCAGGTATACATATCCATCGTTTTTAAACAGAAGGTATTTAACACCGGTGTCAGTTAATACCGACACCGTGTTACCTATGAATTGAATACTTTTAGCCTTTACATCTTCCGTCATAATTGTTTCAGAAGAAAGATCTTCAGGCATTTCGTACATTTGACCATCCTCGGTTATCCCGATATATCTCTTGGCGTTCGCATGGTGATATATTTCCTTGTATGTATGAACCGTCTGTTTTAGCTGAATGGGATTTCCAATAGGTTCTATACTGGAATTGTTCACCTTTGCGTTGATCAGTTCCATACATTCCCCGTCCGGGCATATTCCATCGTCCGTGTTACGGGTTATTCCTTTAAATTGTATCTTTACATTTTCCATACCAGCAAATTAACTGAATTATTGTATTACAGCGTTGACAAGTTGGGGAAATCAACACAGTGAGCTACTCACGCCTAAAGGCATGAGTAGCTCACTCAAGCATGATTTTCAGGAGATCCAGTTTAGACATAGGCCACTTGTTTTCCTTTGCCAGTTGGATTGCTCCTTCATCGGAAATCTTTTCAAGAGTTACTTCTACTTCCTTTTCAAGTTCCGGTTCACAGGCTGCATTTACCTTCTTCTGGTATGGCGTAAAGAAATTGTTAAGTTCTTCCTTTTCACTCTCTGAAAGTTCATTCCACTTGCGGGTCTTTTCCTGCATTTCGTCAAAGTTCTTAGGCTTGAACTTTTCCTGTGCATCCTTCAGAAGTGCATCATAGGCTTCCACATGCTTGCGCATTTCCTTCCGGTTCTTAATAATACTGACTGCATCTTTGTCGTTTACACTTGTGATCACTGCATCATCCAGCATTTTGTATGCTATAACTACGGTTTTAAGTTTCATAATTCCTGTTTTTTAGGTTAGATAATTGAATTAGATGTAATTGTATCATTGAAGGTCTTGAACGCTTCAGCGATCTTCTGGTTAAGGGAAGCCATCGCTTCGGAATATTCCTCGGAAGTGGCATTCCCATACACGTTAAATGAATTGGAAACATTGACTGATCCTATCTGTTCACCGGTCTCAGAAACTACATTATAGCTTGCTGAGGTGTTGCTGCCGGATTCCTTTCCGTTTGAATCGTAATTCACCTGCTCATTGCGGTTGTTGATCACTAATTTTACTTGTTTTGCCATAACTATAATTTTTAAAGGTTAAAAATCTGTTTTTCTTATTGTAACTTCAAGTCTTGATAATTCTATATAACTGGAATTCCACCATATAACGACAGCTTTAGTTACACTCTCATCTATGTCGTTAGTGGTAAAATCGAAGCTGCCTACTATCGGATAATACCTGATTTCACCGGCAGCTACTGTCAATTCTCCAGCAGGGCCAGTTTCGTACCACGGCTGCTCATACTTATAATTGACATTGCCCGACTTGTATCTGTACACTGCAATCTTACTACCAGCTTCCAGCGTACCTCCTGAATATCCAACGGCTGTAATACCAAACGTAATGTTGTACAGGCGCAATCTCTTAATGTCAGAATTGCTTTGCAGAACCTCACCACGAGGTGTAACAAAGTCGTATGGTTTGGTAGAGAAAACCTTGACTTTATACAAGGTTGTTGTATCTTCCGTTGCCTTCATGTTTCTGTACCTCCCTTTTACATCTTTTGCCATAAGATGCATACATACAGTATCTTCGGGTGACATTCCGATAAACTCCAGATCTTCCGCGCTTATCTCCAGCATTGTCTGATGTTTGGGCTGAAACTCTACCAGTTTGTAATATCCAGTTTTACCTTGCACCCAAATTCGGAATACTAGAGTAACACCACCTGTCACATCGTATATGTCGTTAAGAGTAAGTTCAGTTTCTCTCTTTTCCGGCATATATATCGGCACTCTCAAACTTTGTCCTATTACAACATATTCCGGCACTACCAATGTGATCATATCACTTGTCGCTTTTGCATCATACCCGGCAAAGTCTCCCAATCTGTAAGGTGCATTTTGGCCACCCGGAACTGGTATATAAGACCATGGAACGTCATTGGGAGAATTGTTTTCCAAATTATCAATGATAGGAATGTTTATATTACACGTTCCATTTTTACCGATCCACCATTTATCCTTGATAGATACCAGTTGCCCGTCCCATGAATCAACGACAAATGCTCCGGGATTGTCTCTAGTAAAGTTTACAGCACCAATATCAGAAGGCTTATATTTTGCAAACATATTGATATTTGCCCCGGCCTTGAATGCTGTTTCAGCGTTATTATTTACTGTTCCATTATTCGCGTTGAGCGTATCGCGGATGTCGTCATAAATTACGTTCTCGGTTGGAATTATATCTCTTACCATAGTTATTCCTCCTTACTATTATCTTTATACACTACAAGATTCCCTTCTACGTCAAGAGATCCCTTTACAGTAACATGACCTTTGACAAGTAAATCTCCTTCAATAACCCCGTTTTCCGGGATCAATACTTGTTTCTCCACTACTTTTGTTACAATCTTCTCGGTCGGAATGTCTAACTTAAACACTCTGATCATCCAAAGTACGAACTTCTTCATAGCCTAATTTTTTAAGTTGTTTCTCTAAATATTTAACTCTGTTCTCTAGTTTCTTGATTTTCTTATCAGTTCTTGTTTCATAAGTTAGCAAGTGTCTGGCCGTATGAACGGCAAACGTATATGCTACTGTTGCATAGTCCATAGATAGGAAATTATCATTATCATTAACGGCCCACGGAAGTATCTTCTGTGCGTATTGTGCAGATCCTCCCAAGTTCAGTCTATTTTGATTCATGCCATGTTTATTCCATCTGTAAATAAACGAAGGTGCATTTGCAATTTCTAACAGAGATAACTTTACTTGCTGAATGATTGATTTGTATCGAATATCAGATCCATAGAACGTACTGCCTCCACCAGAAAGAAAATCTCCGTTTATATATAAAACTCCATTAGATCTTAGTTCCATTGTGAACCACTGCGATGTTGATCCAGGAACAAAGAATGAAGCAACATCTCCACTAGTTCCATTCCAACTCATCCTAACAAACTTATAGTTTGTACCATAGGATAAGTCTAGACTTCCTGCCGTCATTGTTCCGTTACATTTTATAGAACTACCACAATTTATATTTCCGTTTACTTGAATTCCTTGTGGAACAAACAATCCACCGTAAGTTCTTATCCATGTATTATCCTCTACATACCAGCCGTTACCATAGGAGTTAAAGACAAATCGGTTTCCGCTCCATGTAAGCAACCCGCTGTTACCGCCTAATAATTTATTTTCTAATGATCCCGATCCTCTTGCTGTTAATTCAAAAAAATCGTTGTAATCTCCTTCGCTATAATCAGTTCTTAATAAATTGCCAAATTGTGTTACTATTGATCCTCTATAAGGTAGTTTAATACCATTTGAAGCATTTATTTGTCCAGTCACATCAGTCGTCCCATCAAAGTTGTTTCCCCATAGCCTCCTAACATTTTGCAATTTTACTGCTGAATCAGCGCTATGTGCCGCACCTGCTGTTCCTGTGATATTAATCGCCCATGTTCCGCTTGCCCCTCCACCTGTTTTTGTAGGGTACTTGCTATCGCTTTCGCTTTTTGTGTAAGCGTCTGTAATACCATACCCGGAAAGAGTTGTAGGCTTTCCGCTAGTTATGTCAGCCCATGCGTGTTTGTGACCGCTTAGGCTGAACGTACTTCCTTTGGTCAAAGTAAGAATGTGGCCTTTAACGGATGCAGCAGTTACGGCATTACCTGTTCCGGTAACACTGACAGCATTAATTCCATCTGTTATACCATAGCCAGCTAAAGTTGTAGCTTTAACAGCATAGTTTTTCCCTGACACCCAACTTTCGGTTGCGTAACCTGTCAAAGCAGTAGTAAGGTGCGACTTGTTGATCTGCTCTGTTGTTCCTCCGGCTAAAGCGTTCCACATGGCAGACTTGTCGAAGGATGATCCGCTACCCTCTCTTGCTCTCAAAACTCTAGATCCGTCAACTTCTTGCCAGAATATAGTATCATTGTCAATCGGGAGACCATCATAAATTGTATCAAAACTTTGCCCATTGCTAGCGTACATAGTCAAAGCCCCAGTTAATGCCAGATTCCCTTCCAGCATTAGCGCACCATCCTCCAGCTTTCTCAGCTTAATTCCAGCAATAGTAACCCAGTCCGATACTGCCAGCGAAGGTGCTGTAATAGCTCCGGATGCCTTAATAGCGGCTGTATTCAGCACAGAGGAAAATGTCTTTTCCCCGGTTATTGTCTGCTTTGTAGCTAATGTTACAAACGTGCTGTCTACATAGCTTCTATCAGCCTTTGTTTCAAGTATTTCCGCGAGATTATCCGTTTCGGCCATGCCGGACAGAAATGCTTCCAGTTCTTTCCACTTATTGATAATAGAATCAGCATCAGAGCCTTCTAAGAAGTCATTTAACTTATTAGACACAGCTGACAACTCTGATTTGGTGGCATAGTTTTCTATAACCCAATTCTGGGTTGCATATCCATCCAAAGCCGTGGTTAGATGCGACTTGTTGATCTGGTTGTCCGAAGATCCGGAAAGAGCAGACCACATGGCATTTTCATCGAAGGAACTTCCACCTTTCGCTTTTAAAACTCTGGATCCTTCAACTGTTCCCCAATAGATAGTATCGTTATCAATAGGTAAACCGTCATAAATACTACTAACACTTTGACCATCGGTTGCATACATGGTCAAAGCACCGGTGATAGCCACATTTGAATCAATGTATAAAACACCGTCTTTTTCATAAATTTTCTTTTTGGCTGATCCGATTGATAGACCGGCAGTAAAGTGCTTTAATGCTGTTATCTCCTGTTCGGTGTCGATAGTTACAAACTCATTACTGAACTGAGAAAACGCGCTTCTTAAATGTGAATAATCAATCTGTTGATCTCCTGGGGTTCCTAAAACATTCCAAAGCTTTGTTTCATCTAAACCGGTACTACCACCGCCGGATCCTTTTGCCTTTAATACTCTGGATCCTTCAACTTCTTCCCAGTATATCGTATCGTTATCTATCGGAAGGCCGTCATAGATAGTTCCTAGCTTCTGTTCACCCAGACCGTAAGTAGTGAGCCCTCCTTCAGTAAGAACATTGTACTTTGTCGAAATATATTCATTACCCTGAGAATCTTGTTTCAATTCCCAGAACCCGGAAGTGACAGAGTTTATTTCCTTCAGGATTGTGTCGTGAAGGTTTTCTATTTCTTTGAGAACACGTAATGAAGAGAATACATTTTTATCAGTAGGTTCAGTATTATCACCGACCTTTATAAGATAAAGTTCCAGTGAATCACTGAATATGTTTGACTTTATCTTTATTACTAACTTATTACCTTCGCGGACCTCAAATGCAAGTTCGCTGTTCTCTTCATCAATGTGATATGGCATTGCTAATATAGTTTATAGCTATTGTCTGCATTTCCTTTGCCGTTGACGGATTTTCAAAAATGGAATATACCAGACTGGCCGTCATGTAGCACAAAGCGTAAAATGCAGGATCGTTTGATTTTAGATTTATCCCGGAAGAAGGATCGTATGCCGCTTCATACACAAATACAGATATAGTATGGCTTTCGCTGTCTCCCAGACTATAATACTCCAAAGTTTTCTTCCCTTCGGGAGAATATGACAATACACACACCGGTTTACTTTTGGTTCCTCTTGTGAATTCGTTTCCTTGCTCTTTAGCCTGTTCGCTGTCTAAAGGATAAGCAATAGAAACAGACCTTTTCCATCCGTTCATTTTGAAGGCTACAAGCTTCACGAAGTCGTCTGGAAGGACAACATATCCTGTACCGTCTCCGTTGGTAGTAGGGCTTACTGATCCTTTCTTTGGGTTTATGACAAGGTTCGGAGAATTAAGTATTACAAGGGATAGGGCGTCACCTATACACTCTTCAATGTACTGGTCTATTTTTATTGTATCTTCGTCAAGAAGGGAAGCATTGGTTTCTTCCCCGATCTCGTTCATTATAGCCTTAACCTTTGCTACTATTTCATCCTTTGTTATCATAATTATTTCCAGTTAGGGAATGACACTCCCAGTTCTTTTGCTTTTGACTTGATACTTTCTTTGTCCTGTAACTCAATAATCGGAACATTGAATTCACGGATAAGAACTTCTTTAGCTGTCTGTGCGTTTTTTACATCTCCATACACCGTACTTCCGTCCTGCGGTGTCTCCGGTGAAGGGCTTTCAGACTTGGAAGGCTGAGAAGATGTTTCCGTTTCAACTTCTCCGATCTTATATTTTTTTACAAGTTTGATCCTTCCTTTCAAATACATTTCGTGGTTTTCAATGGCAGTCTGTACAACTGGATCAGATGTTGTAAAGCTGGCTGGTACTACCCCCTGCGCATTGATTATGCCATCCTGAAAGTTGATTCTTAACTTGGCTTTGTTTACGGGTATAAGGACACTCATTTCAACTTTACCGTAAATGCCATATTTCTTTTTATATAAATCTATTTTAGCCATAATACAAGGTAAGGGCGGTTTTACCCGCCCCGCTTTTTAAGTTATACATTAAAAGGATTCGTTCTTTGTGTAGATCTCACCTTCGTACTTTTCCCATGAAGAACCGTTCCATTTCCAGAATTCACCGGCTTTACTTCCGGAGATACCAGTACATGCCTGTTTCAGATAGAAAATCTGACCGGTCTTTGGATCAGCAGGCGCGTCTGTTGCGTTGTCGTGAACTGAAACAACTGTTGCACCCGGCAGACTTCCCTTGTAGTCACCTTCTACCCAGATATGTGAGAAGCCTTTCAACGCCAGAGCATTGATAGAGATCACGGCCTGTCTCTTTGCTTCTTCGCCTTCGATATCTTCGGTAGACTTTTCTTCGTTCTTATACCAGTATCTTACCAGACCTTCCATGTCTAAGATTGCTCCAGAGTTTGAATATCCGATAACATCAAGAGTAGGTTCGTGTTTCAGGTAGAAATCACCGAATACCGTGTGAAGTTTGGTACAAGAGAATCCCCATGTGGTAGCGGAAGCCATGGTGATATCCTTATGCTTGGTGAAGTCAATGTTCTGGATAGATTCAAGCTGGTCACGGCCCATCAGCCAGAAGGCTTCTTTTGAACAGTTAGATCCGGTAAACTTCAGCTTGGCCAGTGCAATGATTTCTTCAAACGTCCATTCACCATCGTGCTGCCATTCGCGTTTGATCTGCCATCTGATACCTTCTGTAAAATAAACCGCCTGAACTCCCATTTCACCGCGATCTACTTTCACTTTACCTTTTTGGCCGATCCACAGCGTTCTGTTGTTCTTACGTCTGTACTGTTTAACGGCGGCTTCTGCAATAGTGGCCTGCTGGAACGGAATTCTCTTTTTCTGCTTGTCGAAGTAATCAGAAACAATCTGGTTCATAATGGTCTTTTGCAGATAAACCCTAGTGGGAGAGGGAACAACAATGTCCGGAGCAACATTCTTCTGGGTTTCAGCACATGCGTTGCTGAGAATTACCAGTTTAGTTCCTGCTTCAATAGTAGGAACATTACAGTACATATCTGTCGCTTCACTCTTTGGACCGTTGATTGCGCGTACAATCGGGCTGCCATTTTTTGAACTGTCTTTACCTACGATAAACAGCATAAGGTCTACACCTTCCAGTTCACTCTGTCCGGTGGGATCATATCCGTTTACTCCCTTTGCGAGAATAGTTCCATATTCCTGAAACAAGCCTGCATCTTTGGAAGCTACTTCAATGGTTGCCGTTTCGCTTTCGGCTGCGGTGTATTTTTGTGAAACTTCGACAACGGCTTTCTGTTCGTCAATGATGTAGTGGTCTACCTCAAAGCTTTTAACTTTTACCTGACGTTTTGCTTTTCGCATGATACCGTCAAGTACGGTTTCATCGGTACCGATTTCAAAAATCTGCTCGTCAATCTCAGGCTGGATAAGTCCGTCACCTCCGACACCGCCGGTTGCCTGTTCAACTCCTGAAACAGTTGTTGCCTGTCCGGGAATTTGTGTTTCAGCACCGGTATGTCCGGGCTGTGCCTGTGCGCCGCCTTCTGTTACTGCAACGGTAGCCCCTTCTGCTGCAAGCATAAATGGAGATCCTATCAAAACCGACAGAACTGTCAGGCAGACAGATAAAACACCCCATTTTTCATCTTCGATAAATTTGATCAGTTTTTCCATAATTTTGCGTGTTATTTTGTGTTTGTGTTGTAGCTGTTATGCGTATTTTGCAATGTCAAGAATTGTTTCTTGTTTCTGCTTCGGTTTCTTGGTCTGTTTGGTATTTGTACCTAGTCCGGTCGGCAGTCCGTCTCCAATCTTGTCATTTCTCATTTTGTTTACGTTTTCGTTCCTTCCTTTGACTTCTCCGGCCTTCAGTGCATCACTTACGTCAGTGTCGTAATTGAAAGCCTTATCCATCATTTCAAGAAGTTCGGGAGTGTATCTTCCGGAAAGAATGGGTGATGCAACCCAATCCCATACCTTATCCAAGAATTCATCAACATCATAGCCTTTCTTTTTGCAGAATTCCTCAATTATGGGAGTAGACGCATCCATGTTGCTTTTGTACTCACTTTCCCTTGCAGCACGTTCTTCGGCTTCTTTCTTCCGTTCTTCTTCTGCTGCTGCGATATCATCATATTCCGGCGTTCCTTCTTCTGCTGAAAGGAAATCTCTTCCGTAATACCTTACCAGCGCATTACCGCTGCTTCTCTTGCCGCTTACAATATCAGAAAGAACTTGCGCTAAACGGGGATCCTGATTGATAGCATCCGAAAGAATCTTCTTCTGTTCATCACTCTTAGTGTAGTCGTCGATCAACATTCCGTATGCTCCCTCTTCATCATCAGGGTTAAATCCCTGCATCCTTTCCATCATCATTGAGTTAAACCGTTCTTTGTTTGTCGGTTTTCTCTCTGTTTCACTGGCTGCGGTTTCCTGTTCCGCTGCTGTTTTAGCCATTTCTTCTTTATCCATTTTTGCAGTCATTTAGTATATATGCAAAGTAAGACTTTAAAGCAATATTAAAGTTGATGATTCGGGTAGTATAATTGACGAATTGGGTAATAAGGCTATTTGTTTGTTTTTTATTATTATCTTTGTGGAAAGCTGCGTTTTATGAAAGAGAATTACATTTCAGAACTTCGACGACAGCATATAACAGACGCGTTCTTTGAAGCAATAAAGTCTATGAGAAAATATTCCGTAACACAGGACGATATCATACGTTCGGTTATGATGAAGGGTGCTCCCAGATTTTATGTCAGTTACGAGAACGCCAGACGTTATGTCTCGAAGATTGAGAGAGGAAAGCCGCTGGGGCTTAAAAATAAGAACACTATCCTTATGTATCAGGAGTTGCACAGAAGATACAAAGCCTATAGGGATAAGACAGGATTGGTCGGTTATTCGATCATGACAAAGATTTTACAGGAAAAAGCACCTTCCTACTACATTGATCTGAAAACATTCCGGGAAATCATTTACAGCTACTACAAAGAAAAGAAGAAATGCCAGTCATAGTTATTCTATTTATTATTTGGCTGCTTTCTTTTTTCTATCCGATCGAAATGCTGGCCGTTACAAACCACTCTTCTTGGTGGACGCTATTCACATATAATCTGGTACATACTTACTTTCTTCATCTTGCGGTTAATTGCTTTGTGTTCTGGACTTATTACCGCGTTCTTCATAAATCTGATCTTAAATTTTTGCTTCCGGCCTGTGTCATAATACCGGCCATATCCGGATATCTATCGGCTAAAGATGTTCCAACTTGCGGATTTTCCGCTGTCATTTCCGTGATAATGGGATATTATCTTTCTGGCATAAACAAGAAGCTTTTTCTGAAATCCATTTTACTTATTATTTTTTCTTATGTTTTTACCGGCTTGTTTGCGCACGGGGTAAACACACTCATCCATGTGTACAGCTTTTCATCCTCGTATCTGGCTAGCCTAGTTTACAGGAGGATATTATGCAGGCACAGGAAATAATAAAGAAAAACCTTGAAAGGCTCAAAGTAATTGAATCGCCTTACAATCCTCTTACCGGTGAAGGATCTTTTTCTATTGAGAGAATAAAGGTCACATGTGAAGATTTTCCTTTGAAGGAAATGTGGCTTCCGGTGGAATTTGCCAATACCGGCTTCTGTCAGATTCTCATGTCTCTTGGAATACGTCTGTACATTGAAAGAATAATGCAGCAGGCGTATACAGAATACATGGCTAATCTTCTGTATGTTGAATTTTGTCGGCAGAGATTTCTGTATGATTTTGAATTCTGGGCATACAGTACCGCTCTTATTTCTCCAAAGGGAGGTGGAGAGGATATACACTTCCTTCTTAACAGGGCACAGAGGACCTATCTTTGTACTCTGGAAAAGCTTAGAAAGAATAATGAACCTATCAACATAATACTTTTGAAAGCCCGGCAATGGGGCGGATCTACTCTTACTCAGATATACATGCTTTGGATCCAGATCATTCATAGGAAGAACTGGAACAGTGTTATATGCGGTGATGTAGAATCCCAGTCAAACATTGTTTCGGGTATGCTTTCCAAAGTGATAGAACATTATCCCACATGGGCTACGAATGGTATTTCTTTGAAAACTACTCCGTTTGAAGGATCATCTAAAACAAGACAGATACAGTATTGTCAGTGTCTTTACTCAATCGGATCGGCCCAGAAACCGGATAGCCTTCGTTCTCAAAATATATCTATGGCCCACCTGACAGAAGTGGGTTTGTGGAAGGAAACGAAAGGTAAAAAGCCTGAAGATCTTGTACAGTCTATTTTCGGATCAATCAATGACGGTCCTTATACAGTCAAGGTTCTTGAATCTACCGCCAAAGGTGTAGGAAACTATTTTCACAGAACATGGCTGAAAGCTGTAAAGGGAGAAAACGACTTTACACCCGTATTTATCCCGTGGTTCCTGATTGATATGTATTCCACTTACATAGGATATCAGAACTATCTGGATTTCATAGAATCAATGGATGAATACGAACACTACCTTTTTGAGTTGGGTGCTACTCTTGAAGCTATTGCCTGGTATCGGAAAAAGAAAAAAGGAATGGTTGAGGAATGGCGTATGTGTTCTGAATATCCTTCTGATCCGAAAGAAGCATTTCAGTCAACCGGCCGTCCGTTCTTCCCCAGACAATATGTTGAACAGTGTCGTAAATCCTGTATGGATCCGGCTTTCTATGGAGAATTTGTCGGTGACGCAACTAAAGGAGAAAAAGCATTTGAAAATATACGGTTTGTTGAAGTCGAGAAACCGAAACAGAGAGAAAATGCGCTGCATGTCTGGATGCTTCCAGACAAATCAAAAGGGCTTTACAGATACAGATATATTGTTTCTGTTGATATTGGTGGTACTGGAGATCAGGCAGACTACTCTTCGATTAAGGTATTTGACCGGCTTCCCATGATTGAAGGCGGTATTCCGGAAGTAGTTGCCGAATGGCATGGTCATATCGAACACGACCTTTTGATATGGAAGGCTGCCCAGATAGCTAAAGCTTATGACACGGCTTTACTTGTCATTGAATCCAATACATTAGAGACAGAAGGAACAGAAGGAGACAATTTTGAATATGTGCTTGATGAAATTGTTGATTTCTATCCCGACCTGTATAGCCGCACAAGTCCGGAACAGATCAAACAGGGCGCACCGGTTAAATACGGTTTCCACACCAACCCTTCAACCAAGCCAATGGTTACCGGGTTCCTGAAAGCTGCAATGCGTGATTGCCTGTACATAGAACGAAGCTTAGAAACAACATTTGAATACGACCAGTTTGAAATCAAAGAGGATGGCAAAAAGACTGGTGCTGTTGAGGGTTGTCATGACGACCGTGTAATGTCTACCGCAATAGGCGTATATGTTTGCTATAAGACAGAGAAACCATACAGAATTGCACAAAAAAATACGGGCCTTCAAAAGAGAAAAACCCGTATTGTTTCCGAAGCTTCCGTTTAAGCTGCCTGTTGTATCACTCCGTCTTGTGGAGAAGCATTTGCATCGTTCATCATCTTCTCCATAAGTGCCGGATTTTGACTTGCGATCTGTTGCATCAGTGCCGGATCCATCTGTGTCATATTCTGGTTTTCTGCCATTTCCTGCTCTGCACGTTTGATACTTTCCAATATCTTTGATGCAAAAGACAGACTGGAATTTTCCAGCAAGGTCTTTACGTTGATAGCCTGCATTTCAAACAGCTTCATCAGGAATTCGTTTTCAAGCATTTGGAATGTAGGTGTGTTGGTTCCTTCTGTAAGTTCAAGATCAAGCTGCGCACCCTGAACCTTTTCCGGATCGTAATATTTAGATTCTTCAGAATAATCTTTTCCTCCCAATTCTATGTATCTGGGCGAATCATAATATTGCTGAATGGTCTGCATCAGCTTGAGATCTCTTCTTTTCCGGAAGGCTTTAAACGAATCGAACAAACCTTTCAGGTTCATAGATGCGTTTTCCGTCTGTTGTGCATAAAGAGAAGCGGCAGTTCCGGATGAAGGATCTTTCCCCTGCATAGCTGAGTTTACACCGGCAATATCATTGATCAGTTTTAACTGAAGGCTTAACAGTTCATAGTCTCCCTGAATGGCTCCGGCTCCGTTAAGCTGTGTAATGACTGAACGAATGTCTTTACCCGGTTTCAGTCGGCAGAAAAGAACTCCGTTATATCTGACGTATTCATCAATGATTTCTTCCCGGCTCATACTGTCGAACGCATCTTCATCTACAACTACCAGACCTTTTGCTGAAGAAGAACGTATGAAGTCTATCAACGTCATGGTACGGTTGATACTTCTCTGCTGGTCAATAAAGTCCTCTATGAAATTGAATATCTTTCCGTGTATGATAGGATAAGCATGGAATACATAGTTGTGCTGGCCATGCCAGTATGGGCTTCTTCCTTCCTGCAAGACATCACCCCACGGGGAAAGATATCTGTAATACCAGTATCTTTCTACTTTGAATTCGTATTCTATCAAAAGAATATCTTCTTCTTCTACTCCAGCTTCAAGTGCTTCTGATATTCTTTTCTGGTTAATGTATTCCAGCTTATTTACTTCGTTCAATCCGACAAAGCCCCAGCTTCCATCAAGCGTGTCGTGGTAGAAATATGCGTCCCTGCTCTCCAGCTTCCAACCTAGGATAACCCGGCAAAGATCTACTTCTGCAGGTGTGTAAAAATCTGCATTTTTCTGGTTGTAGCCCTGTACACCGTCAACGAATGATCTTCTTGGATGATCATCGGTACCATATATGCTTTCCAGCCATTCACGATCCTTTTTACTCTTTGCAAAGGCCGCGACTACCTGTTCAAAGTCCATATCAAAGATTTCACCGATGCAGGTTATATCCCATCCTCGCTGATCTTCTATGTTGGTATTGAAAAATAGCCGTGAGGGATCAACATTGTAAACCCATGCATCATTCATGTGCTTGTACTCGTTGTACCCGAACTCTATTCTTTGTGCAATGTAGCCGCCACATTCCAGAACCATAAGGCTGGCTGCGTCCAGTTCTGTGATCTCGTTAAGCGACTGAGCATATTCCATTGCAATACTCATCATTTCACCGACCTTTGCTTCATCCCGATCTCTTACCGAGCATATAGGTTTTGTTACGTTTCTTCTGAACTGGCCTTCTATGTTCTTAACAATCGGTGCTATCATGTTGTTTTTCAAAGGAACCTTACCATTTTTCTTGATAAGTTCTCCTTCAGTCATCATCTTGCCGGTGTCCGGATCCTTTATATAGTCTCCCCATTGATCTTCTTTCGCATACATCAGGGATCTTTCCATTTTCTTACGGGCAGTGTAAAGGCTGCTCCAGTATGAAGCAAACTCTTCAAGTTCCTCATACGCCGTTCCTCTTGTGCGGTAAACGGTTTCTTTTGTCCTGTCGTCCCGCTTCGGCTTTACAGATCTGTTTAAGAATTTATTCATGTTTGTGTGATTTTTTACAAAACTAGCTTATTTTCAAATACTAAAGTTGAAATATTGGGAAAAGCGGTACGTCATTATGGCGCACCGCTTTCTTCTTATTTCACTTCTTCAAGAAGTTCTCGTCTGGTTTCTATAATCATATCCTCTATTTCTTTCCGATCTTCTCCTTGAGATTCTTTTGCCATATCGTTTAGTTTTTTCAACTTCTTCTGATATGGTTTGTATTTCTGGTATTTATCATACAGATCAGAATTCAGCATTTCTTTATACTCATCTTTGTTTCCGCTTTTCTTTACACCATTAAGTTCATACTTAAACTGGTCCATTTCATCACGGAGATTAAAGTATTCTGTATTAATTCCAGAAAAAGCATTTCTTTCATCAACAGTATTAAGGAACCTGTTTACAATAGGAACATTTCTCATCACCAAATCTTCATCTTTCTGCTGTTCGATTAATGATTTCCCACCATAATATATCGTTTTCCCAGCCTGATTGAATGTTTTGGCCATACCGCCAAAATAAGATTCAAGAAGGTGTTCTACTTTGGCAGGATTGAAATCTATAAACCCTTTTCGGAATTCAGATCCCGGACCGCTACCGTTGCTGATATCATTCAGGAATTTGGAAGTATCAACAAGCCATCCTGACGTTCCTTTATAAACTCTCTTCCACTCCGGATCACGTTCGTTAAATGGAGATATCTTTGCTACCGGTTTTCCGGTGAAGTCCTTATTCCAGACATAAGCCTCAAATATTGGAGACATAATATCAGGCATAAACGTCTTTAAGCCTTCATTTCCTGTTGGATTTAAAGGCAAAAGATCTGCAAGCTGTCCTACTGTTCCTTTTGCGATATTGGTTGCGGAAGGCTTTTCTTTGCCGGTTGTAAGCTGATAAGCATAATCACCCAGCCCGTAGAAAGCCCTTAATTCAATGGGAAGAGGAATAGTCAAAAACGTATCATTACCTGTATATATACAGAGATTGTTTCTTCTTACCCATTCCGGCAGATCATTGTACGGATCATCGTCTCCACCACCAAAGATACTGTACAATACGTTGTTTATCATTGGCATTAAAAATCCTGCTGACATAAATCCGCCTAAAGCTGAATAGAACTTAACCGGTTGTTTGTCATACAGCCTTTTAAAATTGGTTAGAGACTGAACAGAAGCATTAAAGAAAAGATATAGGTTTCTGAATATACCCGAAGTTATTCCAAAAAATCCGCCGGTTTTATATCCGGCCCCTTTCTTGTTAAAGTTTACGGTTACTTCTTTCGCATCATTCACAGATTCCGTAATACTTCTACCCATTTGTCTAGAGGTCATGTACGTGGTAAATCGTGAAATATCTTCTGCCCATCTGTTGAAATCCTCAAGTCTGTCTATTGCAAAATCCATAACCATCTTTGCGGATCCCATCTCACCGTTTATTTTTGAAAGTTCCTTCCTTACTTTTTTCTTGTACTTTTCAACATCATTCAGGTGCATGTATCCGGTTTCACCGCCATTCTCGATAAACTCCTGAAAATATCTGTCAGCTTCGGTGTTATTTGGCTTGCCATTCAGGTTTCTCAATACAACAGGCATGGCTTTCAGTATGTTCTTTCTGAACCTACTTGAATACTTCCCATCTTCTTTTATGCTTACAGCAACATTGGAGAATATCAGGTCTCTTACAAGGTTGCTTAACACAAAAGCCGGGTTTCTGGTAGTGAAGTTAGCCGCCAACCATCTGTTTGCAGTTGCAATGGATCTGAATATCGGGTTCTGTTCTACATTAGGGTTAGTCAATCCATTGATTGCCTGCGCTGCCCTTGGATTTCCATTAATGTATATAACATAATCTTTCCCGCCGTTCTTTACCTGAACAACATGCTGGGAGATGTTGTTTTTATTGATCCTATAATTTATATTAAGACCATTAGGCTTTTGTGTAGCAAGTCCGTTTTCTTTCAATTGCTTCATCTGCTCTTCGTGGTTTTTGAGCTTTTCAGCAATAGTTTCAGCGTTGTCGCTTTCTTGAATGTCTGGCATAGATATATTCCATTCATCTTTTACCGGATCATATACATACCAAGCCTTTTTCAATGTAGCTATATCAGTAGGATGATTTATAACCATACTCATAAAGCTTTGCTTCATCATGTTTCTGTTGCCTTGCATGATAGCACTTTCGGCCATATTCCCAATCGTGGCAAATATTTCATCAGGAATACTCTTTCTTCCCTTTGCAGATTTCAGTACAGAACTTACAGGATTTCTTTCTGAATCAATATATTCATAAACATCTTCTGCTGTCTGTTCATCCCATCCGCGCAAGGGTACATAATACATGTACATGTTATTTACATTAGAGTATTGTTCCTTTCCCATCATTCCGCTATCATAAGCCTTACGCAATGTGGTTTTGGTTGCATCGTTGGTCTTATCCCACAACTCTTTTACATCATAGGTCTGTTCAAAGTCCTTGACGTAATTAAGCGCATCTTCTTGGAAGTTATCATGTTCTTCTCCGTCCATACTGTTAAGAATGGCCTGTGTCGCTGAATAGTCATTTACACCTCCAATATAATCACTCAGTTCCTTCAGGTATTCATATCCTGAATATAACTTTCTCAGTCTTTCCTTTTCATCTTTAAAATCCTGAATGAACTGATCCGCATCGTCCGGATTGTTTTTGATAACTTCATCAAGCTGTTCCCGGAATGTAAGTTCTACGTTTCTTTCAATTCCGTGGGCCAACATCATATACCGTTCAATTCCCTTTTGAGTAAGGCCGTACTTCTTCATCATCTTACCGGCTTCCTGAAGCATTGGCTGATAATGCTTCTTATAATACACTTCTGCTTCGGAAGTGTTTTTTGAACTTAACTGGTTTTCTGCCATGTATGCGTTCTCAAATGACTTTATAGGTTTACCGGAAACTTTAGCAATTACTTCCTGAAGGTTTTTCAAAGCAAGCATACTGTCTTGATATGCTTCCTGTGCCTTATATTTCCATCCTTTCAAAGATTGCTCATACATACCTATACTTCCGTCTGTATCTTCCCTAAAGTAGTTACCTACTCCCATCTGGTACTGCATGGCAACATCTTTGGCCAGATCAAGCGGTTTGTTTTTGTCTAGGTTCTGGCGGCTTCTCCAAAGGATATATCGAAGTTCATTATCACTTATTTTTATGTTAATGCCCATACGTCTCATAAGTGAATTGAATGCCTGTTTTATCCTTTGCCATACAGAAACGTCTACTCCGTTTTCAGCCATTCTTGCCATGTATTCCTCTGTGGCTATACGTGAATTATAGCCATATCTGGGAAGAGTATCAATAATTTTCTTCCTTACTTCATCGGTAACATTGGCAAAAACATCATCAAGAAAATCATCCATACGCTCCTCTCCTACAAGCTGTCTCAATCCGTAATGTGCAACACCTTCGTGAAGGATAGTCTGGTTTACATCTTCCATGCTGGTAGCGTTAGGAAGATATACATACACTTTGTTGTCTGACAAAGAATACCATCCCTTTACTTTCCTTCCTTTTTCAATAGCAGATCTTACTGAGTTATCCTTTATCTGGTCAACAGAAGTTATAACCTCTACCGGAACATTCAACTTTTTAGATGTTTCTTCTACATCCGAAATATTAAATATTTCTGTATTTTCTTTGGCATTATATAAGTTAGATACTTCCTCTTCCCTTGTTAAAGAGGGAAAGTCCTTTTGTGATGCTTGGGAAATTAAGTTATTTATTTTTTCTATCTCTTCCGTATTGTTATCAGACAAATTTTCTTTTTCTTTTTTCAAATCATAAACCATATCTTTCAACATCTGATTTGCTAATACAGAGTTTTCTCCAATAAAATCATACGGATTTCCCCTTTTTTCTATAAAGCTATTATAAGAAATGTTTTCATTTGAATTAAATTTCTCAACATCACTAATCAATTGCTTTATATCATCTATACCCATTTCATTTTCAGATAAATCTACGTCTATGCCGTTTATATTATCTTTCCAATAGACGGTAACACCGGTACTATTTTCATGTTTACCATAATAACCTTTAGTGTGATTGGCTGCTCTTACATCATAAGATACTCCATTTATTTCAAATGAAACATACTTACTGCCTGTTTTAGCTTTTGATATGTCATTTATTTTTATATCTTCACTTTCAAGGTATTTAACTAGTGCATTAAATGTATTAGTAGGGTTTTTACGTGTAAACTTTATGTTTCTTCCTCCACTTATTTTTACTATATCATCTTCCCTAAAACGCACATCTTCGCTATTCTCCAGTTTTGCCTTCTTTGATACGGTTACTCCCATCTTGCTTAACCGGTCAAGGACTTTAGACAGGTTATCGGAAGAAATATCCGCAACCATGTAATTACCCCTAGTTGTAAACTCCTTGTTGTCAGCAAGTGAACGTAACTTGTTGTCCTCAAAGAATTCTCCACCTTGTTTTTTGGATTTAGGAACCTTTAAAGCATATCCGGATCTCCAGCCGGTGTTTTTCTCCACAATGACACGTTTATCTTCACTGATAACAGTTTCACCCTGCTGTATCTGGATAAGTCTGCTACTGATAGGAGCACTTGTTGTAAGATTTTCCGGCTTGAAGTTATCAGACATCAGAATACCCTGTTTCGTATCACCTTCAATAGTAGAATATGAAACCAGATATCCTTTTACGTTTTCTGATTTTTTTGTATCAACTAGGGCCTGCAGAAGGTTACCTGTAACAATATAGGCCTTCTTTCTTGTCTGAGTAGGCACATAAGAATCCCAGGTATCAACATTAAGATCCTTCAGGTAAGTCGGCTGCATCATTGTATTCATACGGATCGAATTGAAAGCTTTTTCCTGATTTAACGGTATTTCTACTTTCCTTCTTCCGTCAAGAGTGGCAAAAATGGCAGTAGAAGAACTCGGTGAATAGTCCTTACTGAACTTGTAACCCAAAAACATACCACGACTTGGCATAATTGTTACCAGTGTTTCGTCAAGATTGAATGGTATTACAAGAGGTTTCATAGGAGTAAACGAATTGATCTGCTTGCGAATGTTTTCCCTTCGGGCTTCAATTACGTTCTTCTGTTTTATGAAGCTTTCTTTCGATTTCTTCATAATATCTTCTACAACTACCTCGGACATTTTTTCAATTTCTTCGTCCGTAAACTCATTCTTTCCGTTTTTGCGGGCTTCTTTAGACTTTTCGATGTAGTTCTTCTTGGCTTTTTCAGAACGCTCTAACGCGCTTTGATCAAGCCTTTCTTTCAGAGTGGCAATTTTACCATCATACAATGAATTTATTTCCTTAACTCTATTGTCCAGCCATTCATTGAAAGGTTCTCCAGAAGTCATACGACTAACTGTTGACTTGATTTCTTCCGCTTTCATGGGCTTTTTAAGGACATCTACTTCTACTTCTTCCAGATAAGTGTTATCCGCAAAGGCGTTACCGCTATTGGGATCCGTTCCCGGCTTCCATATCTTTTTGCTGATAGTTTTGGCCTTCAACGGCATAGTGGTAATTTCAAGATCGTTTTCTCCGGCGTCATTAAGAAGCTGGATCTTCACATTGTATGCGTCTGTGATATCCTTGAAAACTTCTTCCTGTTCTTTTACAGGCAGGAATGGAAGATATCTGGCTATTTTAGCCGCACACCCTTCTTTACCTGCGGTGTTGGTATCTCCTGACTGGGCTTCTTCTCCTTCGCCTGTGAGGATTTTAAGAGGATCACCCAGTTTTTCGGACAACTCCGGATGCTCAAGCATATACTGCCATGTCACATCGTCACCGTACTTGTTGAGGTAATCAACAACTTCCATTTCGTTGAACTTGGATTTCTGAGAAGATGTAGTATTTGCATCAAGAGACTTAAGTTTTGCCTTGAACATCATCTGTAATCTTTGTTCTGCCGGGATAGACGACATGATATACTCATATTTCCCTCTGAACTTCTGGCCGGTTCTGTCTATACGTCCTCGCATCTGCACTTCATCATTGATATCACTCTGGAACTGGGCAAACACCATGACGCGCTGACGCTGATCCTCAAACTTGGGTGAAGCATGAAGGGATATACCTGTACTACCAGACTTGTTTACCATAAGCACGTCAAGTTGTCCGTTATTGAAATCACGTGCGGCAGACTTCTTGTCACGGTCTTTACGGTTCTGTATGACATACTTTCCATTTTCGTCCTGAACCATCTCAAGTGTTCTTCCTGTAATTTCTCCAACCTTATATCCTGCCTTCTGGATCTTCATCTTAATTGCGTCCATAGGGCTTATAGGAAGGTCCGCGGAAAGGTTTTCAATCTTTTCCCTGATCTCGTAATACTTGTTTTGTCCGGCTTCCGGAAGGTCGTTCACAGTGAAGAACTTGTTTACTTTCTCTCCCTTCAGGTTAGTTTCCGTATATCTCATGACTCCGTCAAGCGCACGCATAAGAGTTGCTGAGAAGTTTGGCACCTTATCCATAGGAGTGTCTTTAGGTGCTTCATCCAGAAATCCTTCCATCGTATTGGTGAAGGATATTACAGGCTTAAAACCGTTCTTAAGGTTTTCAATAACCCTGTTGGCAACTGCATCTGCCTTAAGAGAGAAAAGCAACTGATTTACCAGATTATACATTTTGCTGGCAAATGGTGTATTGGTTACTCCCAGTTCTGCGGTACCCTGCTGGAGATCAGAATAACCGCCTTCTTCGGACAATTCTTCGGAAACGCCTTCGACGATAGGTGTAATGTAGTCCTTCTGGAACGCCCTGATATCACTGAATATTGAAGATACTTCATCGAATTGTTTTCTCTGAACTGCATCTTCTTCTTCACTTACCGGCATCCAGTCAATAGTTACACCTTGAAAACTTCTTTCTCTTCGAATCATCTGTCCGGATTGAACAAGCTGTTTAGACATGATCTCCTGCAATGTAACACCACCTTGAGATATTGCTTCGATCATATCCTGTGGTGATATGCCAGACTTGGAAAGGTCGGTTTTCATTGCATATATAGGCATGTTATCCGCACGTTTGGCGAATGTGGCAGACAGGAATGTTACTCCTTTTACCTTTGGCATGATATACTGCATGTACATGGAACCTCCACCGCTTCCACCGGCTGTGTGGCTTTCGTCAAGAATCATTATATTACCTTTTGAAAGAGCCTGAATCACATCACGTCTTTCCTGACCGCTCTTGTCAGCCGCCGAAGGAGATTTCTTCTTATAACTCTTGTCTTTTTCAGCTATTCCATCTTCTTTTGGCTCATATTCTTTCGTTCCATTATTGATCTGGGAATATGTAGTTATGACATAATCATACTCTTCTGGAAGTTTTCCGTTCTTCATAATGTAGTCAAACACTCTTTTCTTCTCCTTGTCGGTAGGAAGTTTGTGTACTACATTTCCGGACGCATCAGTAATAGCTGCGTTTTTGGGATCTGACGCGATGATAAACGGCCTTAAATCTCCGCTGCCTATATCTGCAAGGTCTCTGTAATTATCAGAGAAAAGCGCGGGCTTCTGAGTGAAGTATATAGGGTTATAACCTTTCCTTACCGCATATCTGATTAAGGCTGCACCCTGACGGCCCTTTCCGACACCGGTCATATCTCCGATAATGAATCCGTTTCCTTTATTCATCTGGTTTATAGCCAAAGAAACAGAATCAATCTGTTCAGCGGCCAGATAACTGAACAGTTCGTCTTTGCTTGAATATCCAAGCTGGTCAACCAAGAACTGGTCTACATCACCAATGTTAGCCAGAGAATCGGCAAGAACTTGTGCTTGATTTGCCGGAACAACTGACATAAGTGTACCGGACTGGCTTCTGTTGGGATATGGAACCTTTTCATCGCCGAGGTTTACTGATAATCTGCTTCTGCCGGTATTATCTCCTGAATCAGATCTGACAGATCCATCATTCCGGCTTCCTCCGGAACTTCCTCCGTTATCAGATCCTCGCTGCTCTTGAACAGGTTCAAAGCTTCCAGCATCTGATCTGTCCGCATTATCCAATTTGCCAGCATTTTCTTCTGCTGTGGATCGTTCAGCCTGCTCTGGTCCGGATACGGTAGTATTACCGGTGCTTCCCATGTCATTGTCAGATCCGACTTCTTTGTCTGGTCGTACGGATTGTCCCCGTTCTCCAGACTTTGGTCTATTGCTGACATTATTGTTTGTTCCACTTCCTTCTGTGTCAGTGGTCCGGGTTTCTCCTTCTGTACCGTTAAAGAGATCCCCCATTTGCTGTAATGAACGTATATCATCTTGAACTCGGTTATATAATTCTTCAAAGCTGTTTATCTGTTCCGCTCTTGCTTTGCTCTTAACCGGTGGAGCAATAAGTTTAAACGGACCAGTTTTTCTTCCATTGATAAGGATAATACGAACGTCATATTTAGTTCCGTTCCTCTTGTACATATCCCCGTTAAGGTTGATAACATCAACCACATTATAGTGTGAGTAAAGATACGCAAAAAGTTTCATATCTTTGCTCTGCATCGCACCATTATCTCGATAAGAAGTATTTCCACCGATAACAATAGCCGCTCTTCCGTTATCCTTCATGGATTCAAGCGCATTAATAGCCATCAAACCTTCCAGAGAACTGATCTTGATCTGGCCGTCGTCGAATTCTTTTGCGGTTGTCGATCCAAATGGGGGATTTGTCAGAACTGCGTCAACAGATCCTTCAAATGGTATCAGTGCATCCTGATTGGTTACCTGGGCATATCCCAGCGTACGAAGGTTTTCCAGTCTCCTTTCATCAATATCATTAACATGTACAGTATTGGCCGGGAAAGCTATTGTTAGCGCACCATTCCCGGCTGACGGCTCCAATACGCTTTCAATCGTCTTTCCAGACTGAACGAACTGCCCCATAACATAACCGAAAGGAGTAGGTGTACTGTATTGCTGGCGTTCAAACCTTGTGCTGTCTCTTGCATTAAGAAGGGGTTGCATATTGTACATGGCAAGGATAAGGTCATATCCGAATTTCTGCTTGTCGCTGTTGATATACCTCAATGCAACTTTTCTTGTCTCGTTGGTCATTGCAAGCTCGACAAGCTCCTGAATATCGGTTGCTGACATATCAGAAAGCATACTATATTTTTTCAGTATGTTCTTGACATCTTTCATAGTCAACGGTGAAGAATCAAGTCCATCAACGTCAATTAAGGCCTTTTCCCTTATTGATACGCCAATTTCACGGACAGCTTCACTCTCCTGAAGTGCCTTTTTCTGATATTGTGCGGAATCGCCTGATAGTTCCGATTCTGGCTTCTTGACATGGTCGCTTAATCTGGCCTCACCGTCCTTTTTCAGTGATTCGAACAGTCCTTCTATATCAGCTTCCTGTATCTTAGCATCATTGGGTTTCTTTCGGCTTTCTTCTGCAACCTTTTCGATTTCCTTCTCCTTGGCTACGTTCTGAATCTGCTGCATTACGTCTGGAGTCTTCTTGTCAAAATTGGTCACGTCGAATGAACGTACCTCTTCATAAGGGGTCATATTTTCAACAAGGCCGTTTTCTTCCGCCTGTGGCATGTCTCTTACAGCGTTGTAGAACGCTTTCAGGTAAGGCCGTATCACATCACCAAGGTCTGAAACCATCGCTTTTGCGTAATCGGCAAACTTTATAGCACCTCTTTCAATATGGTACACAGCCATTTCAGCACCTATGGCGATAATTTCAGGATCTATCCCGGCATTTAACTGATTCAGCTTTTCCCTCATTCGCTTTTTCAGTTCCTCATATCTTGAAGAAGAAACGATTCTGTTCTGTCCCTCTTCTGTACTTGCAGCCTGATTTACGCTCTTGTATTCCGAAAAAGGTTTTGTCTTACGGTTGCTGCTGTCAATCCATTTCCTGAACTCTTCCTTTGTCACACGGGTGATATTGCCAAGGCCTTTCCATCCTGCTGAATAGTTTGCAAGATAAGCACGTTTGGCCGCAAGGGCTGATTTAAACCCATACATAACCTTGTGTTCGTCAAATGTTCCATCAGGGTTTACCTGATCAATAACAAACACATCACCAGTTTCCGGGTTATCAGAAAGGAATACATCAATGTGATCACCATCTACGCCCTCGGTACCGCGGATATATCCATAGTCGTTGTTCATGGTAACAGACCATTCGTTTCCGTCTGCGTCTTTTCCAGAACGTACAGATCCCTTCGGGTTTTCGATAGTTACATCGTACCCGTCAATCTTAACATGGCCTTTCTTGTAGTTACCGGCTTTCTTCTGTGCTTCAGTTGGATTTTGATCTACTTCCGCACGTGCAGCTTCGATATCGGTTTTTACTGTTCCTTCTGGTTCAGGTACCACGCTACCGCTTTCGCCATCAGTTTTATTTGCTGGCTCCGGTTGTTCTTCGACTTCTCCAGTTCTTCCTTCGTTATCACTTTCGCGTTCAGGCTGAACTGTATTGCCTTGTTCACTGTCTGTTTGTCCTTCAGTGCTTCCTGCACTTTCTGTTTCTGCTCTTCGTTCATAGTCGTTAATGATTTGCTCAAAGATAGTATTTAATTCTTCATCTGTTACGGATGAATACAAGTTATTAAGTTCTTCTTCGATATAGTCTGAATATGCGATCCATTCAGGTACCGACATTCTGTTTTCAGAAGCTTCCCATTCAATAAGCTGGCGTTCCTGATCTTCTTCATATCCCGGAATGTTTTCTTCGATATCGGTTCCATGCATGTTTTTTGCGGCGTCCCACATCTTAGAAGGACTTCCATATTCTTGGAAAGCATTAATGATCATGTTGAACACGTCCTGATCAGTAACCATTCCTTGCAAGTTCTCCGGCATATCAGCATGGATCTGTTCTGCTGCGGCTTCTGGCGTTAAACCATCGGAAGATAATGCCCATACAAGCTTTTTCCTTTCTTCCGGTGAGTTGGAATAGCCCAGATGTGAAGAAAGACCCTGCGCTCCTTCTGTGTCAGACAGAGAGAACGAAACGCGGCCTGTTGCTATTTCTCGCAAAACATGTTCTTGCGGAGTTATAGAGGGGCCTAGATCTGCATCTTCTTTGACATAACGAACCTTTTTCCGCGGTTCCTTGCGTTCAAAGGCTCCTGCATCAATCTTCTTCTGAACTTCCTGCTGTGCAGCTTGCTGTTCTTCGGCTGTCATGGATGCAAGACGTTGCTGGTTTTCTTTAGCCTTTTCTTCTGCCTGAGCAATAAGTCCGGTAGGCCTTTTTGCCTCAAGATCCGCTGCAACCTGATTCCAATAGGATATCTTGTCATTGATAGCTTTTATATTAGCTTTCTTTTCCTGTTTCATCTTGACAATCTCCTGAATGGTGTTTCCGGTTGACTTTGCCTTCTCTGCTTTTTTCAGTTCATTGTTGTAATGATCAATCATCTGCGTTGCGGTGTCCTTCGCATCATCAACATTATCACTGATTTCCAACAATGCGGCAGAAGTATCTGCAACCGGTGCGGCTTCAAAGTCTTGTTCACCTCTTTCGTTAAGAGGAATGCGAGACATGGCAGTCTGATTTTCCTGAACTGGTTGTTCGGAAGTTTCTTCCTGTACAGGCTGTTCAGTTACAGAAGGCTGTGTTTCTTCTGCATTAGCTGGCTGTTGGCCGTTGATGGCATTTCTTATTTCTTCTTCGGACATCAGCTGTGACTGGGATGGCGTTCCATTTTCATCAAGAAGGTACACTTCATATCCGTCTGGAGTTACCCTGTTGACTTCATAATTGTTTCCACCCATTGTAAATCTGGTTTCTGGTCCTATGGGCTGTTGTTCTTGGGCCGGAATAGAATTAATCTGTGCTTCTTCGGCTTGCAAGACTTCTTCTTGCGCATCATTACCGGCACGCTGGATCATTTCTTCTGCCGGTGTATTATCTACAAGAGAACTGAACATAGATACAGGAGCCATTTTCACACGTCCATCTTCCGACATGTAGTATATGGTCTTATCAGATTGATTTTCATCAACTTTCCCTTCGTTATCAAACACAAGGTTTCCGCGGAGAACATTAACAGGATTTTTGGCTAGTTTGTTATTTACCCGCATGATCGTGCCGGTGGTTGCATTGGTAAGGCTTTCGACTTGTGCTTCCGCTTGTCTCCTTGCATTATCAGCCTGATCTTGCACCCAATAATTATAATTAACAAAATCATCATAGGCTTGTTTGTATTGCATTATGTTGTTGGCCGTTTCCGGATCAAATTGAGATATGATAGCCTGATATCCTTCTTCTGAATTGATGATAGCATTGAGTTCTTCATCGTTCAAGCTGATCTTAGAACGCGTCTCATTCAGATTGTTGATAATGTTCCTTTTTTCAACAGCAATTTCTTCCGGCATCATCTGTTTGTCTGCTTCCTGTAATGTTTGTTCCTGAAGGACTGAAGATATATACTTGATAGCATTCTTCTTCATATCCGGAGACATAGGGCTGGACAGAACATCTTTGACCATGTTGCGGGCCGTTTCAATATCAGCGTCCTGAAGGGCTTCTCTTACACCAGACCAATCTTCGCCCATTGCATCCTGCATCTGGGTTTCAAAGTTACGCATGTTGCGGTAGTTCTTGTATCTGTCACGAAGATATCCACCTGTCCCGGCTGCACCAAACAATGCAGACATGGGAGCAACACCGAGGAACGTATCAATATTCTGATCAAGATCGACAAGCTGTTCAGGTGTCATATCTCCTATTGCGGTAGATACAAGGTTATTGGCAACTTCTTCGGCATATTCTCCCAATGGATCAGATATCTTGGCACGTCTGGCAATCTCCTGCATTTCCCGGAAGCCTTGACTATTGACAACGTCCTTGAACGCCTTACCCACTGATGCAGGTATGATCTTTCCAACTTTGTTGGCACCAGTCACACGACCGATATACCCCAACATAGGAGCAAAGTATTCGCCCAGAAGTTCGCTTCCGGTTTCTGCGGCTGTTGATATTATGGACTTACCGAGTGCTTCCGCTCCAGTCTGTACATTCTCCCGACCATCATAAGATACCGTCCCGTCTGCGTTAGGCTTAACCTGCACGTCTCCCAGACCTCTACGCTGATAATCTGCGGCCACTCTTGCACTTCCGAAAGTGGCGGTGTGTGCTGCAACGTCTCCCAGACCGGCAACAGTTCTGGCGGCACCTTTAGCCAGCCCAGTTGTAGCCCGGCCAAGGCCCATTTGTGCAGCCTTATCAGCCGCATACTTAACAATGGCTTTAGAAGCTGGTTTGGTCAAAGTCTGAACCGCACCCATACCGACAATCATGTCAAGTATGAATGGAAGTGATTCTGCTGTTACACCGCCAGCCTTATAACCTCTTCCAAGATCACCGGCATAATACATCTGTGTTGCAGCATTGGTGACAAGAGCCTGCATAAGTGCATTTTCCGAAGGAGTAAGTTCTTCTCCCTTGTCTACTTTGTCCATGACTTTCTTTGCGGCAGAATAATTCTTGAGATCCTGCAATCCCATTGCCCATCCGTCCAGTGGTGCGTCCTTGAAGCCACGCGCAAACCCGGCAAAGAAGTTGGTGTTTCCTTTCTTCTTCGCTTCATTGGTAATGTTCTGTGCCTGTTCCATCAGGGTAGACGCATATTCCAACTGTTTGTCGGTATCATTCTGCTCCCCGGCAAGATACGCCTGTGACATGGTTGAGAATATACCGCCATCACCAACAGATCTCACGCGCTGTTGTCTTTCCTTAGCGCGTTCCTGCCTTGCCGCATTGATCAGTTCATTAACGCTGTTGATCTGCTCCTGATTCTGCCTTTTGAACAGTTCAAGATTCTGTTCCTTCATGTAGGGATCATTGGCTGACTTCTGGGCCTGTTCAACTCTCTGCTGCTGGTCAATACCGATTTTACGGACTAGATCCGAAGGATTATTTTCAAACAGATCTTGCCGGGGCAAAGGCCTTGTGGCAAGATTATTCCCCTTGCTCCTGAACATATCAGGAACATTGTCAAGAATGTACCCTTGTGTCTTGGGATCATAAGAAGGCATATCTTGAACTGACTGTACTTGCGGCTGTCCCGGCTGAACATTCCGGGTTCTCACATCGGTTACCGGTTCTTCTTGCGATCTGGCTACCAGTTTACTCGAAAACGAATCGAAGTCGCCAACATCATATCCATCATTGGTAATTGTCTCATACAACGATTTCCGTTTAGCTTCGCCCTGCACATTCTTGCTGAACGAATCGAAGTCGCCAATATCATAACCATCTTGGGTTAGTCTATCATACAATACTCTTGTCTTATTATCTTCCATATCAGAAACCTTCTATTTTTTTCTTTGTGTTTGTTTTTGAAGAAGAACCAAAACCATCAATAGTTTTCCGCTCCTTTTCATAGTTCCCTGTTATATCTCTCTTGTTGTTGATAGATGTCATTATGACTTCTCTCATATCATCAATAGTTGTCGGGTTAGATGTATCCATGTTCACTATTGCAGGGAAATATCCAATTTCCACGCCTTCATTGTACATCTTAGCAACATCTTCCGGCTTGTTGAGATCTCTTTGTACGCCATTCTTCCCAAACCGGACAACAGGATATGTAACCTTTCCTTTCTTGCCCTTAGTTCCGGAAGTACCGTTTCTCTTTGTGATTTCTCCCTGGCGATACTCTTCTAGTTTTCTTGCAGCCTCGTTGTTGGCTGCATTAAGTAACTTTTTGTATTTATATTCTATTTTCTTTAACTCCTCATCATTTTTAGCCCTTGCGGCTATCTTATTCAAGTCAGCTTCTGTTTGCTTATCAATAAGACCAGCCTGAAGAGATGCTTTGAATTCTGCTAAAAGTTTATCCTTGTCGGCTTTCAGACGTATAGTCTCCTGCTGGAGCCTTGCTTCTCTGTCTGCTTTCGCATTGGCCAGTGAATAGTTGAGAAGAGTATCATTATATCCGTCACGAAGTCTGTCGAGGGCTTGATTATATGCCGGAACATTACTCTTGATAGGTTGAAAAATTCTGGCACCAGCGGCAGATGAAACTGTCTGGCCGAAAAGGTTAGCTAAATTTCCCCAGAACTCTGCGGCACGTTGTCTCTTTATGCTTTCCTCGCCAGATTGGTACTTCTGATCAAGAAGGGCCTTAAAGACATCTTCACCATCCTTCACACGGTCAGCAACACTCTTTTGCCGGTTTATCTCGTTGGCTGCGTTATTGATCTCTTCGACAGGATTTCTCTGTTCTACCTGATTTTCGGGCTTAAAATCCACTCCAGAAGGATATTTTTGCCCGGAATTCTGATTTTGGACGCGTGAGAATTGAAAATTCAGAGACGATCCGGGAGATTCTCCGTAATTTTCCAATCTCGGAAGCCTTGAAGTGTCTACGGGATCAGGTTTCTTCTTAATGTAGTCGAATAAGCCCATTATCTACCCCCTTTCTTCTTGCCGTACATCGAGAAGGCACTACCGATAAGGCCAAGTCCATTCGACATAAGTTGCGCACCCCCCTGTTCGTTCATCTGGCTTTGCCCAACTCTTGCATTGAGAATTGCATTTTGGTTCTGCTGGTTTGCTGCATCAACTTGCGTCTTACGCTGTGTAGCCTGTGCAGCCAGACCGGTTGCAGTGTTATCCAGTATCTCATTGTTCGCCTGTTGTTGTGCTACGGAGGCTTCTGGAGTTGATCCCATAACAGCGGCAGTTGCACGTGCTTCCTGATTCTGCTTTTTCAGAGTGTTTTCCACTCTCTTCATTGCAGCCTGTGCTTCGGCTGATTCCATGTAGTTCTGGTAATAGTTACGATTATACCAGGCGTTGTTCTTAGATTCCTGTTCATTGATAAGCCGCTGCTGCTCGCGTGCAGCTTTGGCCGACTTAATTCCCCCGAATATTCCGGAAGCTAAACCGCCCACGGCTCCTAATATTGCTCCTATCATAATACGTATTATTTTGGTTTATATTGTTAAAGCAAAGAAAGCTAATAATCAGTTATATAGGTTGCAGTGTTGGGTAATTGTTTTTCAGCATTGGTTACAAATGTTGTAACTTTATGTAACTCTTTATATATTTGAACTACAAATAGTTACAACGGCACCTAAATGTTAATAGTTATTAATTGGTGCATTTTTTGTAACTGGTTACAAGAATAGTTACAACTATGGCAGAAAAAGAAGAAAAAAAGAAGAGAAACAGACCTTGTAAAGTGAAGGAAAAAGAGCAGTCGTTAAAGCTGACATATACTGATGAAGATCGCATCAAGGTTGTTCGCCTGTTGATAGACAACGGGATGAACTATGTTCTTACGCATCGGCAGACTGGCATTAATTCAGCCACAATCAAGCAATGGTATTACAGGTATAAGAAGGATATCGAAGAAAGTAGTACAGCTACTATGATTGCCGAAAAGGTAGAGATTGACTTTGCCCGCGCAAAACTGGAACTCCTGCAAAATAACTTCTCCAAATTAAACACTCTTGCTGATGCAGCAATAATGCGTGCTATTGCCTTGTGTCAGGTCGAAACAGATCTTAATAAGTTGAATGGTACATTAAAGATCATCTTCGACTTGATATGTAAGTTCAACGAATCTTCTCAAGAGCAACAACAGACTTCTGGCGCAACCATCAACTTCATACAGGAAAGTATTGTCCAGCTAAATCAACTGAAGCAAGATCAGATCAATAAGATCAAGGAAAATGCGAAAGATGTTAAAGAGGTGAACTACCGCTAAACTAAAGATTTAGCGGTAGTTCACCTGATTATTCAAAGTCTTTTGATTAACAGAAAAGTCCTTAGAAAGCTTTGTAGGATTGCTTTCTTTTACAGTTAATACTTCCCTAATCCTTTGTTTTACAGCACTTTCATCCATAATATATTATTTTTAAGAAATATTTTACTTAAAATATTTTGCTATAAGTATTATCTTACTTATATTTGCATAGTCAAATCATAACAAAAAAGTGATTCATATAATCACTTTTAGTAAATAGTTAACAAACTATAATTTACGGGTATGAAACAACCAAATTTTATAATGAAAAAGTCCTTAAAAGATACTCTGCGCGCAATGAATGTCGGGGATGTGATAAGGATTAAAAGCCGTGACTTTAAGTATAATTCTATAAGAACAGTGATGTACAATCTAAGAGACGAAGGAATTGAACTTAAAGTTTCTCAGGCTGGATTGATTGATGAGACACAGGTTGAACGATTAAGTTGAAAATATGTCGGATAAAATAACAGTAACAGACATTCAGAGGATTGAGCCGGGTACCTCAATGACGTGGACACTTCCTCCTGCTAAATGCTTGTCAGCAAAAGCAATGGCATACGAATATGCCTTCAAGAAGAAGGATCCTCGCATAGAGAGATACAAGGTAAGTATCAACACCAAAGAATCAAAGATAACCATTACAGCAATACCAGTTAAACCCAAACAATTATGATGAACAGAATTTCAAAAGCAGCTTTAGCCGCAATTACGGCAATTATCTTAATCGGTTTTCTAGTCAATAACCGGAAAGACTATTCTTCAGATGTTATCAGCCAGATCAATGAAAATGCAAAGGCTTCCATCATGTACAAGCTGGGACCGGATGCAACAGATACCGAGATCGCGCGTGAATACCTAACCAATAAAGACTTCTACGATGCTCAATGAAACGGCAATAATGATCACGATGAACAATAAGACGTTTGGCCTTCGTGAATCAGCGTCTATTGTCGGGGGAATGTCACGTTTGCAAAAGCTTCTTGACAACGGATCTATAAGGTTTCACAAGAAGAGTGACAAACAAAATGCCAAGACGTTCTGCAATGCGTGGGACGTTCTGAAAAATGCTTCCATTGAACGTGCCATAGTAGGCCGCCCAAGAAAGTAAGATATGCTTTGTAGTTCAACGGACAGAACGGAAGTTTCCTAAACTTCAAATCCTGGTTCGATCCCCGGCAAAGTGACACAATAAAATAGATCTTTGACATGCTTAACATACAAACATGTACTGACTTAAGAAATGACATCTAGCGGAAACGCGGTTATGGTGTCTGGGCTTGTCAGTACATTATCAAGTCCAAAACAATTGCTGATTAAACGGCTGGGTATGTCCCTTAATGACAAGATAACGCTTGCGGCCACCCCTGTGGTAAGATTCCACCAGATTATAGGAACTCTGTGACAGGTTGAAGCCTTCGAGGGGTACTGACAAAGTTCATAAGGTTTTTTTTCTAAGCTAGGATTGTCTTTTGGGTTAATTTATTTTGTTTAAATGGTTTTTTATCTTTCCTGCTGGTCTGTGAAGATCGGCAGGTTTCTTTAAAAAACACGGATCAGTAGCTTAGTTGGTAAAAGCAGCGGCCTCATAAGCCGAAGATCCACGGTTCAAGCCCGTGCTGATCCACGCTTGTAGAAAAGCAATTCTATTTTCTTAATCTTAACCACTGGACAGGGGCTGTAGATCAATGTAGATCATCACTTCGGTGAAGATGCGGATTCGTAACCCGCCAGCTCCACAATACTTGTAACTAACAGCAAAGGTGGTGTGAATGCGCCAGGGCTTGTGATCAAGGAATGCGTTGGGAATGCGTTGGGAATGCGTGTCTGGTGATATGGGGCCTAGTATGTCAGGCGGCGGCGGTGATGAACCGTGGGCACCGTGGAAAAGCGTGATAGATAAACAGAGCAAGACGTCCCGCAAGACGTCCCGCAAGATGTCCTTGAGAGACCAAGTACGCGAGCCAGTAAGCATCATTGATGGGAAGAGTTGCCGGTTAAATTCAATAGCGTATCTCTTTTTTTTAAAAAAAAGTCGTCCGCTAAATGGGAAAGCTACACCCTATTCCTAAAAAAACCTAGCATTTGCTAGCAATTGCTAGCATTTGCTAGCATTTGCTAGGTTTGCTAGCAATTGCTTTCACTCGCCAAAAAAATACACTAAATTCTTCTATTTTTGGAAGAATAAATCAATTTTCGATGAAATATTTTTACATGGTTAATTAATTGTATTTCAGCGAGTAAAATAACATCAAAGAGGTTGACGTCTAGCAAATGCTAGCAAATGCTAGCAAATGCTACATGATATATGATATATATAATAAGATAATATATATTATTAACCCCTTTATATTTCCCCTTAGAACTTTCAGCTTGTCCGGTCATATCCGGACAGGCTTTTTTTATA